GGGACGCCGAAGGTCCACGCGCAGCTTAAACGTCACATTGACAAATATTTAAGTAAGACGCCCGCCCAGCTAAAAAAGCTGAACAAGGACAAGCTCAAGGCGGCGGAGTTGGTGGCCCTGCGGTTGGTGATGGACGCCATCGGGGGCAAGTGGCAGCAGACGAAGGAGCTACTGGAGCGGTACGAGGGCAAGGTGGCGGACAAGGTGGAGCGTATTGAGCCGGAGCAGGTGGACACAGAGAAGGTTAAGGCGACATTGCGGCTGATACATGGGAATACAGGGTAAAGAGGAGGATGTACGGGCCGCCTACGCCTACGCGGGCGAGGCAGTAGTAGACTACCGACCCCTGCCGGCAGCCAACGAGTTCCACCAGTGCCCGGCGAAGTACCGGTTCTATTTTGGCGGCAACCGGTCGGGCAAATCCGAGGCCAATATCGGCTTCGACTGTAGCGCATACGCATTGGGCATCCACCCCCACCGCGACACACCCGACAAGGCGGTCATCTGGGCCTGTGCCGATACGTGGGAAATGGTGGGCAAGCTACTGTGGGGCGAGAAGCTCAAGCGGTATCTACCCGCCAAGGCGATCAATAACATCCAGTGGCATAACAAAGGCTCCGACATCCCCCGCGAGATCAAACTGAGCAACGGTAACGCCATTGAGTTCAAGGCGTTCCAGCAGGGACGGGAGTTATTCCAGGGCCGCCCCATTGACGCCTGTTATGTGGACGAACAGTGCACACGCGACAGCGAGCAGATATTCCAGGAGATACAAGCACGACTTATTGACCGCAACGGGTTTTTCGCACAATCGGCAACGCCCATCAAGCCGCAGCCGTGGCTGGAGGAGCGGGTCGTCAGTGACCTGGCCACGGACGCGGCGTTCTACGCCAATCTGAACGACAACCGGCGGAGCAAGGGCGGACACCTACCCGACGAAGAAATCGACAACATGATAAACGAATGGCCCGAGGAGGTACAGACCACCCGTGTCGAGGGCAAGTTCGCGTCCTTCTACGGCGTCGTCTACAAGACCTTCTCCCGACAGGTGCACGTGATCGAGCCGTTCGCTATACCCGACGATTGGGAGCGGTGGCGGTCGATTGACTGGGGCTTCAACAACCCATTCGTTTGCATGTGGCTAGCACGGGACCGGGACAATCGGTTCTATGTCTATAACGAACATTACCGCCCGCAAATGACACTGGGCCAGCAGGCGGAGGCGGTCAAGCGTATCAGCGGTGACGAGCGTTATCTGTGCACCTACGCCGACCATGACGCCCAGGACCGGGCAGAGTTTGCCAAGTTAGGAATACAGACCCGTGGTGCCCGTAAAGAGATACGCGGGGGTATCGAGGCGGTACAGCGGTGTCTAAAGATACAGGGTGACGGCAAGCCGCGTCTGTTCTTCTTCAACACCTGCCGACACGCCATACGTGAACACAGCGCCTACCACTACCCGGAGGGGACGGACCTGAGAGATCCGAAAGATGAGCCGGTCAAAAAAGACGATCACACCTGCGACGCCGTGCGATATCTCATTTACGGCGTCGAAGGCCCGCGTGCGGGCGTGATTATACCGAGGGTGGCCTGAGCCTATGAACGACCTGACAACCCGATGCGATACGTCCAGCCTCTCCACCGTCTCGACGGTGGACTACCAGGGCGTTGCCCACGTTAAGAGCTACGGTATGACGGAATATGCCCGGCGATTCATCACGGGGGAGAATATCGTGGGCCAGAGCGCCTCCGGGCCCCCGCAGCCGTACAAGCAAAGCGTGTGGGTCTATCGGTGCATTAAGTTATTGGCTGATCTGGTGTGCGGCCTACCGATGGTGTTGACCGATAAGGGCGAGAATGTTATTGAGTCGGGCACGGTCTTTGACTGGTGGCGCGATCCGAACAACACGGCGGGCATGACGCTACCCGACTTCCTGCGCCAGACGGTGGGGTGGGGGGAGTTGTCGGGCGAGCGGCATTGGCTGCTGGACGGCAAGGGTAAGGCATTTCGCATCGAATACGTGGCGGGCAAGTCGCACCTCAAACGCATCCCGGAGGACGTCAATCAGCCGCTGGCGGGGTGGCGATTGCAGGTGGGCAGCAACAGCCGCGACTATGCCCTTGACGAAGTGGTTTCCCAAGTCCAATGGTCACCCTATGAGGCTGACCGGGGCCTCCCGCCCCTGGACGCGGCGGCGTTGTCGGTCAGCCAGGACTGGCAGGCCAGCACCTACAACAATAGCCGCTTGCAGAACGGGGCGGAGCCGGGGGGATTGCTCTATGAGGACAACAACCCGTCCATGATGGACGAGGTACAGGCGGCCCAGGTGCTTCAAGGGTGGAATAGTCGCCAGCAGGGGGCCAAGATGGCCGGCAAGGCCGGTATCCTCTACGGCGGCCTCAAGTGGCAGCAGGTAGCCTCCTCCTACTCGGACATGCAATTCACCGACCTGCGTAAAATGTCGCGGGATGAGATATTGGCGGTATGGCTGGTGCCCAAGGTGTTGTTGGGGCTTTCGGAAGACGCTAACTATGGCTACGCCGACAGTCAACTCGAAATGTTCTGGAATAACACGATGCGTTTCCTCTGCTTGGATATCAATTCCATGCTGGACCGTATCACCAAGCGTCTCGACGCCAACCTGACTGCCACGTTGGATATCGAATCAGCCCCCATCTACGCCAAACTCTACGCGGCCAAATTGGAGCAAGCCAAGGAGCTCATGGACCGGGGCGTGCCGTTCAACGAGGTCAACCAGAAGCTTGATCTCGGCTATGAGGATACGGAGTGGGGTGATCACTGGTGGATTAACCGTAACCTGGTGCCCGCCCAAGACGTGCTCGACGGCGTTGTGGCCGCCCAGGACGAGGCGAAGCTACAAGCCCAACAGGACCGCTTGCAGGACGCCAACGCGGGCGATAAGCCCAAGAAATCGACCAAGGCCGCGGAAGTCAAGTGGACGGAGCGGGACAAGGTTAAGACCTGGCGGGCATGGGTTAAGAGCTGGGGGGGGATGGAGCGTGGCTTTCGCCAGACGATGCGTAACCACTTCCGCACCGTCGAGCGCGATATTCTGGCCCACCTATCGCCGCCCAAGCTACTCAAAGACCCCACCACCAACCTGAACGAACTGTTCACCGACGCCGACCGCAAGAAGTGGAATGAGCACCTCCGGGACGTGGCGAATAAGCACTTCGACAAGGCCACCACGTTCGGCATGGCCCAGGGGGCGGACGAGGTGGACGCCAACGCCGCCCAGTTGTTTGGCGAGGCCGACCCCCGCCTGGAGGCAATGAAGAAGATCAAGACGGTTAAGATTGTGGAGGTCAATGAGACCGTCCGGCGCGGTATCGAAAAGAAGGTACGGGCGGCTATGGTGGAATCGGCCCAGGAGGGCGAGACCATCCAGCAACTCACCGACCGCATCAAGGAAGCCATTAAGACTAGTTGTAAACAGGCCCGCACACGGGCGTTGACCATTGCCCGTACCGAGACGGGCCAGTGCGTGAGTATGGGCCGCCATCGGGCCTTTGAGCGGGCCAAGGTCCAGACGCGCCGTTGGATATCCGCCCGCGTCAACACCCGCGAGAGCCATTTGCAGGCCGAGCAGCGGTACGGGGAAACCGGGATACCGCTGGGCGAGAAGTACATGGTGGGCGGCTATGCCTTGGCCCATCCGTGTGATCCCAGCGGGCCGCCCCAGGAGATTATTAACTGCCGGTGTCTGGAAGTGCCCGGTAGGCTGGCGGGGGGGAGGGCGATTGATCCCGCACACTATGAGACGAAAGGGTTCCTCACATGGCAGACGTATCAGTCAAGTATTGCCCCACCTTCGCCCAGCTAAAGGGCAAGGACGCCAGCGGTGTCATCACCGCCATTGCCTCGACGGCGAGTATCGACCGGGATGGTGAGACCATTGCGCCCAAGGCGTTCGAGAAGTCCCTGCCCGGCTTTCTGGCCGGCGGGGCTATTCTGGCCACCCACCTGCATCGGTTGTCCGACGGCAGCCCGCCCATGATCGGCTACCCGGTGGCGGCAGAGTACAAAAAAGGTAATCTCGAAATCGCTTTCAAGATGGGCAAGGGGGAATTGGCGCAGAAGTGGGCCACGGCCTACGAGGACGGCACCTGGCGCAATGTGAGCGTCGGTTTTTTGCCGTCTGTGGGTGCCATGAAAACCGTCGGGGATAAGCAGGTCTACGAACATCAGGAGGCAGAATTGCTTGAATTGTCGGCGGTGCCGGTGGGCAGTAACCGGGACGCGAGGCTACGTGATTTCGACCCACAGGACATTCTGGGGCGGCTGACCGCTCTGGAGCAGATGATTAAGCAATTACGTGAGGGGATGGGGGAGCACAGCGAACAACTATTAGAACGCATCAAAGCGTACATGGACGACCTGGCCGTACCGGGCGCTGAGGAATACGCGGACGAGCTTTTGGGCAACCCGCACCGGCGCGACGTGGCAGACGAGCAAGGGGTGACCAAGTATGTGGAGCGTTATCGTAAACAATCACCCGTATTTACACAATAACGGAGGATCACATCATGGTTGCTGATATTGAGCAACTCTTTAAGACCATCGAAGAGCGTGATACACGACTCTCGGAACGTCTCGCCCCGCTGGAGGCCGCTTTGGCCAAGACGGCGGAGACGGACGCAACGCTGGAGTCACAGCGCAAGAACATCGAGGACCTCACCAAGACCTTTGCCGACACTGAGACGGCGATGGACGATCTGCGAAACCTGGTCAAGGCATATCAAAGCGACATTTACACCCCGCGCGACTACAAGGGCGTCTGGCCCACGCGCGAGGCGGCCAAACGGTTCGGCCTCTTTATCATGGGCCATATCGGTGGCAATGCCGATTGCAAGCAAGCGCTGGAGAATTGCGGCGTCCAGGTCAAGGCTCTGGCCGAATCGGCCACCTCGACTGGTGGGGCGTTGGTGCCTGAGGAATTCCATCCCCAGCTTATTGAGCTGATGCAGTCGTATGGTAAATTCCGGGCCAACGCCCAGGTCGTGCCTTTGGGGTCTGAAACGGCCACCTGGCCCAAGTTGGATGCGGATGTGACCGGGTACGTACCGGGCGAGGCCGGAACCATCACCGCCAGCAATCCGACGTTCTCGAACGTGGCCCTTGTCGCCAAGAAGTTCGCTGCCCTCTGTGCCATTTCGAGCGAGTTGGCGGCAGATGCGGCTGTGGCGGTGGGTGAGATCGTGGGGCGAAGTATCGCCCGCAAGTTCGCCTACATGGAAGACCAGGCGGGCTTTTTGGGTGATGGCACTTCGACGTACTGGGGTATTACCGGCCTGGCCGGGGCCTTTACCGCTCACCCGTCCTTCTCCGGTCGATCAGCCGCTACCGCCTACGGTGGACTGGTCAACGCCACGGGTAATGCGGACAGCGAGCTGGTCTTTGCCGACCTGCTGCGAATGGTGGGCTCGCTGCCCGACTTTGCGGATACCGGGTGCAAGTGGTACATGAACCGGTACTGGTACTACAATGTCATCTGGCCGCTCATTGCGGGCCTGTCCAGTTCCAACCGTTCGTCCATCGGCACGATTGCGGAAGGCTATTCGGCCCCGCAGAAGATGCTGCTGGGCTACCCGGTGGAGTTGGTGAGCGTGCTGCCGTCCGCCATGGCGACCGACACGTTCAGCGCCTACCTTGGCGACCTCTCGCAGGGGGCCTACATGGGTAACCGGGCCACGCTGGCCATCGAGCAGGACCGCAGCGTTTACTTCGCCAGTGACCAGATTGCGGTACGCGGCCTGGAACGGGTGGCGTTCAACGTCTTTGGTATCGGCGATGCCAGTAACGCCGGCCCGATCTGTGCGTTGTCTGGACACTCGGCGTAACCTGACACCATCATAAACCCCCACTTGGAGGATATATCATGTCTATTGCTCGAAACGCTGAGCAAGTGAAATACAAGATTCTGGTCCCGCCCCAACTGAAGGACAACGGGGCACCGTCCGGCCTGACCTACGTGGATACGAAGGGGTACTCACACCTTCGAGTCCTGATCGAAATCGGCACCACCGACATTGCCACCACGGCAGCACCGGCGTTGTACCACTGCGACACGTCGGGCGGCACCTATGCGGCGATTACCTCGGCGGAGTTGGCTGATGCGATTGCCGCCACAGAGGACGACAAAGTGTTTGCCCTCGATGTGGACCTGACCCGTGGCGATATCAAACGCTACGTCAAGTGTTTGGTGACGGCGGGCAATGGCACCACGGGTAC